GCCGACGCGCCTACCACAATGGTCGTCGAATAAGGAAAGATCTTGGGCTACAGCCCTCAAAAATTCTCTACTCGATAGCAGATCACTATGCTAGAAACAATGTACAAGACGTTACCCTCAAGCACCGCCTTGCACACCATCTCCTCGCAAACACAACACTTTAAAATCCTTCGAAATGTACTGATTTAAATAGTACTCATAAGTGTTGAGTGAACCTGAGGATCCTATTTTAATTGAATCCACAAGCTGAGCATAGTGTCTTCTCAGACTGTTGTAATAGTCACGCCCACACAAGAAAGCTTCTAAAAGGGCGCTATTGATGTTTTCGATTGTGGCATCAAGCTCTGAATCTGACTTGTGTATCCACATCGGTATCTCTTCTATGACGGTTTTGTCCATTGGGCAAAGAATTACTCCAAATCGATCATCATGAACAAAACTACGTTTCAAAAAGGTACAATCTTTGGGAGCTTTAACTCTAAAGTTGTAATCTTTCTGAGCAGTAGTAATGCGCATTCCGATTTCTTCTGCTATTTTGCGATGTTCTGCACCACAAAATCCGTCTTCGGGTCTGATACTGAATAGGATATCATCTCCATAAACTTTGATTGCACACATTTCCAAGAAATCAGTCAAGTATCGTACGTTTCCATTCCGTTTGTGATATAACTTGTAACTGTAAAGCATCAATAATTCATGTATAACACAATTTATCTCTGCTGTCACAGCACACCCAGAACACTGTCCTCCGGTCTTCAGCACTAATCTGTCTCCCATAATCAAATAGGTATAACAGAGTTCATGCATCAGAACACATCGAACTTTGTGTTCAGGTGAATCAAGAGAATCACCGTAAAATTCACTAACGATCTCGGCATACCGTCCAAAGAATTCTGGATGAAGTGACTGGTCCCAATTGGTATAGTCAAAATCTTCCCATTGAGTCGATTTTTCATTCAGAGTTCTGAAAATAGTATTCCAAGATCCAAGCGGATCTATTCCGACACTTGATGCGATTCCTGGTTGGGCTGCTTTTTGATGTTGAGCAGCTACGAATGCACCAAAATATTTTCTTGTCAATAAGTTGTAATCCATGGGCAAGCATATAAATACTCGCGTCTTTCCTTGTCTGATCTTTTCCATCTTTCGCTTTTCATCCTTCAAGCACATATAGCCGAAGCTATCGTGCAAGCGCTGTCCCTTTCGGGCCGCTTCTTCACGAAGTTCAAATCGAGAGCGAATCTCAGATTTCATGGTGTACAACTTCCGTCCTGTTCCAACTTCTTCATGTTCTTCAAACCATTCAAACTTTCCTTGCATGTGTGGCAGCTTACGCTGTTTTACAAAGGGGTATCCGGGTGAAGTATGCATATCAACTTCCTTTAGAACACCTGGGATTCCATTAACAGTTTCATTTTCTGTTAACAACCGAGGTGCAATATTGTTGGCTGAATATGCAGAAGCTAAATAAACGGACAGCTCACTGGTTGCTTCATTCAGAACCTCCGTGTCTACTGCTCCATAGTGGTGGTCAAATCCTTGCACATTATGTGCTAACAAATTTTCCACTGGAGTTTCTAGTCGAGGGTCTGTTTTCCGCAACACAGCAGGCTGCATTTTAGAAGTTTCTGGGTTGTAAATTAAAGATTTTATTAGTTTTGTTTTTCCGGGGGGGGCCATTGCTTTAGTTTTGGGAACTGTTCCAACATAAATCAAGGATTCTTTTCCAATACATTCTGGGACTCGATCGTCGCACTCAACTCCAAGCGATGCAATAACATCGTCTACCTTGGGGGTAGTTACTTCTTTCGAGACCTTCAAACGATCGCAAGCAATCTCAAGATCTTCTCGGCAAACTGGTTCAAACCAGGTTTCATTACCATTCCTGCTAATCGCACATTGCATTCCAATTATCTTTTTCTGCATTGCGCGACTTTCAGCAATCATAAGGGAACCTGAATCTCCCAATTGTCCTCGAAGATGAGAGTGCCATGCCAATCCCATTGAAAAGGTCCTTTCTTTAGTGCTGTAAATAGCTCCTTCCTCATAAAGCGAGGCTATCATTCCTGTGGGACTTTCAACAACAACGTAACTTGCAGTTTCTCGGGGGGGGGCTTTCAAAAGTCGAAATCTTATTGAATTGGGTAAGTCATCATTTGCCTGTGGAAAGTGTTCCAAAATGCACCGAGCTTCGGGCATTGTGGCAACACAATTATAGACAGCTAAATCCTTGCCTGGTAATTCAACAAGTCGGTTCTCATCAAAGTATTCTGATACAACTTTAATTGCACCATTCATATTGACGAGGAAAAATATTTCCGGTTCTTCCTGTTGGGCCTTCCTAGCTTCTCTCAATGAAGAGAAAAAGTGAGCATTAGTCAAAATAGCTCGTCCTCGAATTCGCACAGCATTCTGAGAGTATCTTACGTTACCTACTTGGTAACCAATCTTGCACACCGTTGCTTTATCAATCAACATTTTCAAAATGTCATCTGAACATTTATCTTGACGTGCATCAAAGATATCCTCATCACCACTGGCGAAAGCGGATCTGAGCTTTGACTGGCGGGTAATTCGTCGGGGTCTTCCTGTTTCATACCGAATTCCTGTTGGACAATCTATGGCTATATCTTCATCAGCGACTTTGGTTTTCTTAAAGTCACCAATCATGTATTTGGCTCCAGCAAACATTGCTGCTGCTGATCCAATTACAAGAAGTAATTTACCATATTTTGAATTCAGTAATCGATCTTTCACTTGCTTGAACTTGCTACTATAATAGGTCCAAGTATCCGATCTAAAAATGGGTGCCTTGTTTGCAATTACAAGAGCCAATGTTTCTTCACATTCGATTTTGCTACATAACAATAATAATGAATCTATAGATTCTTTAATGCCAGCAACTTCGATGCCAGAATAGTTAGATCCTTCTACGTACCTGGTTCCATCCTTAATTATCCATTGATTGATTTCGGCTACTTTGATAAAATCAGAGTAGTCGTGAATCTCTCGCTGAATAAATTCAGGATCAAATACAGATGCGCCGAAGCGATCTAAAACTTCCTGGGCAATCTCGTTGTTGACATTATGAATCTGTTTCAATCCACTTCTTAGTGTCATGGTAGCTAAATGTCCGTAAAACCACATTGCAATTCCTGTTCGCATTTTACTGACACTCATACCAGAAGGGGTGGCTTGTCTATTAGGGAGCAATTTTTGGCATATTCGCTCAATATCTTCAACTTTAGGAGTACGAGATTCTAAAATCCCTTGTTCTCTCCTATAATATTGGATATAATGAGCAATCGCTTCTTCAATTGCATGCTCAGCATTATCAAAAGTTTTAACATGCTGCATAGTCCAAGTTCCAGGTGTTGTTTCGGCTGGTTGATACAACTCTAAACGAACTTTCTTATTCCCTAAAAGGGGATCTGATTTCGCTGTCTCGGTTGGAATAAATCTAATCTGATAATCCAATCTTCGTAAGAGTGCATCTTGTGACTTAATCGCCTTTGATGTTGGTACATCGCAGTTTGATGAAGCCACTACCATTTTCGAAACAAATTGAATTCCTTTCGATTCGAGGTCTGCTTGGTTTGTTGCGAAGGGAGCATTACTAATCCAGTTAATGAATTGTAATGCTGATGATGTTCCTTCCAACGCACCGTCGGCGTCTTGGAAAATATCATCTACTACTACACAATATTGTCCTTTATATCCTGTTAAATACTTGTCTCCAAAATTTACTGTGACCAATTGATCACCAGTACTTTCTGGCACTCCAAATTCAGCTTGTGTTTTCAAGACTGAAAGCATCATATTTGTAAAATAGGTTTGGAAAACTGATTTTCCACAACCTGCCTTTCCAGTTAACATGAATACAGCGGGACGAAATCGTGAAAAATTATCAACATGATTTTTAAAAGTTGATTTAGAGATGGTCTTAATCTCTTTCAGCATCAAGTTGACATTTTGTAGCAGAGTTCTACTTTCTGCGTTAGCATTGTCATCGAAGAGTTCGCGTTGTACGATAGTGAGTACTTTTTCTACATATTGTAGGCGTTCTCTCCACTTTGGGTCTACCATGACTGATTGTAGGTTCACGGCATTGGTGATGTAATAATAATACTCAAAGAAGTATCGCTTCTCTAAGCTTTTCGTTACGTCGTCTTCCAAATCGATTCCATTAATCATTTGAACTAACTGCGAATCCACTCCGTGCATTGTATTTCTCTCGACAAAATCATATGTCCATGTACAAAAATCTTTAATAAAAGATTGAAATGCATAGGCACCTGATTTAAATTTTGCAAAATTTTGACATCCTGCAATTAATTTATCCCATCGAGATACTCTAAATGCTGCATTCGTTGGTGATGTTCCTACCAAATAAGCTGCAAATGTGGCTGAGGCTCCAGCAACTACTGCTGCAAGGAGAGCTGGTGAGTTTGCTCCAAACTTCTCTACATATTTAAAGAGTTTGTCTCCTGTATCTTTAATACAATTGACAGATTCATAAAATGTTTCTTCGAAGCCTGAAGGCTCAGCATCTCTACTAACAGACCCTTCCTGGGGTTGACTAGGGCTATATAAGTAGTTGAAGATGGTTTCTGAAGCCGATCTTGCTGCATTGTGAGCTTTCGTGATACTCGCATCCAAAAATTCCCAAGCATAATGAGCAATTTCTTTCAACACAGTTGAAATTGATATACCCACTAAACCCATCATTTGAGCAAATACACTAATTAAACCAGAGACATTTGGACTGGAACACATTGTTATACATATAACAATCCATTGGTCTACGATTGATTTTTCGTGATATTTGCCAAAAGCTGCAAGAACAGCTCTTAATGAATGAATTAATGCTTGATAGGAATTTGAAACTAAACCAGATGGTATGGCTTGCTTTCCTTCACGAGCTAGTTGTCTTTCAATTTTATAAGCTTGTTTTCGAAGCTTATGTTTAACTTGACGATCCATTTTAGCTTGTTGTCTCTTCTCAGTGAACTTGCTAACTTTTCGCTGATGTTCGTTGATTATCCGTAATGTCTTTTGAGCTAAACGCTGAATAGGTTTTGACAATTCTTCTTCTATATCTTCTTCAATTCCTGACGGAACCATATCCGTTTCCATAGAATATAGAGGATCAAAACTATCTGCGATAGCAATGGGATGTGATGGTATAACTCGATGGTATTCTTCTCGAGGTTCAAATTTTCCACTAAAGAGCCTTTGATCGGGTCCTTCAAAACTAAAGGTATAATCCTTGAATTCCTTGAACGAGAACAAACTTCGATAGCGGTCAACTGAATAATACAATTTATACCACGAGTATGCTTCTTCAACATCAGATCTGCAATATGGATGATCGCAGGCCCAATGTGGACAAAGGGTACATTCCGATTTGTATAAGAAAGGTAATTTGAAAAATTTATCAAGTAGATTTTCTGATGCGATGAAAAACATCTTCATATCTACTATCCAATCATTAGTCAAATTCTTTCTCATACGATGATAAGATATCCAAGTCAGCCAACTGATAGCGTAATGATTACAGTTGTGCGTCAAGTACATCTCGTTCATTCCGTGATGAAAAATGTTCAAATATTCAGAACCATTTAAGGTCCAATACATGGCATCTTCATAGAGATATTCCGGTCGGTTAGGGTAAAAGGCATACAAGGCATCAGCTATATGATTCCAGATATCATCTGGGTATTCAATATAGTTGAAACCAGTTTCTTCAGTTACGTCGGGGAGTGTCGAATAGAGTGCTCTATTAGATTGATCTTCTGTGAATATATTATGTGTAAGTCCACTAAAATATTCAAAGATATCACATTCCTCATAGAGTTCAAAAATTTTATTCCGGGCGAGTTCCAATAAAGACAATTCCTGGGGGTTTTGTTGATTTAAAGCTTCCATTCTTGATACATTGAAGATTAGGACAGGATCACTAGTGCCAATAGCTACTATTTCGAGTTGAAACACTAGGAGAGCCCTCCATTGCCTGCGCGGCTAAAAGTTTTGAGATTCTCTTATCAATCGAAGCTGGGTCGTTACGCCAACCTCTTCCAAGTTAATTTCCGTGGGGCTGCCACTTTCATTAACCGTCTATAGAGATAAGATCCTAGGGTAAAACTTTATCAAGAGAATAGATAGCATTATTTGCCTGTGTAATGCTAGGGGGTCGGAGATATCCATACCTGAAATCATCACCAGCAGCTATAAACACATATTGTGTTACGTTGCCTTCTGCTTCATCAGGTACAGTACCAAAAACTGTTTGTAATAAAACGCCATTTTCTAAGGGCATAGAATCATATCTAAAACCATCAGCATCAAGATCATCTGGTAACAATGTTGTTAAAAGAAAATTGAAAGGTGAATAGTAAGGAACTTCCACTTCCAATGTGTTATCTTGAGCTAAAGTAGTTAAAGTAAGACCATACCCTGCTGTATGTATTGAAGCGGTACCATTTGGAATAAAATCCCAATCTGGATAATGGGTTATTGCCAATGCTGATTCTGTATTTCGTGAACGAGGATTAACAAATTTATACCTAATGGAGCCAGACCATATCGAAAAGATTCTTCCTATTTGTGAAAGATAAGAATTATCTGATATCGTCATAGTCTTAGCAAATGGTGAACCTGGTGTTAAACGAGGATGAACATGAAATCGTGAATTTCCTGGATCAACTTGAAACGGGTTTTCTGCTACACTAACTGGTAATTGACTTTTATACAAGAATGTAAATCTACGTATTAAATCTAGCATCGAATAAGATTCTCCAAACCTTTGCTCAGGTGGCGAAATTCCTGATCCTAAGCATAACTGAGCTACAGTCGAAGAACCCTCATCCTTTGTTCGATTACTTTGTAATTCAATTCCTGAAATAGAAGGAATAGCATTTCGTGTAGGAGTTGGGGGAACCTGAAAATTAAAAGTTGGTGCTCTAGGAACATAAAACTGGAAATCTTCTGCTGCTCTGACATAAACGTTTATTTCTATATCAGAAGGAACATTAGATGCTGCACATAATCTGTTCTGAACAAATATACGCACAAATCCTGTTTCAAATTCATCTGAAGCGTTGTTACGGGTTGTTTTCATTGCTGTCGGAGACGTAAATGGAACCATAAAAGATATTTTAGATGTTTGTTGAATATCAAGAATCACGTTTGGATTAGATGATGATGCTGCTGAATATGTGGGAACTGAATAATTTGGTTGATATGAAACTAACAATCTTCCAGAATGATAACGGGTGGCTACGAATTCTATATCGTATATGATGCCACCACGCCAATAATTGAAAAATTGAGCTACATATGCCAAATATGACATCAATTGAACATTTACTCCATTAACCTGTATTTGTGGGGCTACACTAGGGGCTACGGGTGCTTCCATGAGGGATGCTCCTGGATTATCAGTAGTATTCCATTTAAGTTGCGCCAATAGCATAGGTGTTCGGGCTATTTTCATAAAATCCATATCTTCTGTAGAGGATCCAAAAATGGATGGTGATGGTATATATCCTGATTCTGGATCAATCGCTAGTCGATGAGAACGTGAAGCTCCCATTCCAACTGCTAAGTTTTCTACAGGAGATATTGTCTTTTCTGGTGAAATTATACGGGTGGGGTAATCAAAACCAAATACAGAACCCAAATTATCTATCAATCCTTGGCCACTTCTTAAAGCACCTCCTACATTTCCTGAGGCTAAGTGACCAATCGCATTCCTAGTATTTTGGACTCCTTGTGAAACGGGTCCCATTACTTGTGATATCAATTCAGTTAAACCCGAAGGTGTAGCTTGATGATAAGCAATAGGGACATGAACACTAGCATCAGAAGCATAAATCCAAACTGTTATGGTAAGGTTTGTGGTTGCTCCCTCTGCTGCTTGAAGAGGATTTAAAACTTGAATACGAACTTTCCCCATTGTATCATATCCTGCATCAGAATTAGATACGAGAAAAGATCGTGGATGTACAAATGGAATTCGTAATTCAATTGGATCTGATTCAGACGCCATAACTTTAACTGAAGGTAATCCAGTTGCATAATACAAATCATGAACTGGATGTGAAGTACCTTGAGCATCAGCATAGGTGTCATACGATTGTGAAAATGGATCAAACGTCATGATTAATTGCCCTTGATGAAATTGTGTGGAATTAATTTGTAAACGAACTACAGGTGATAATTTGTAAAACGCATACATTCTTAAAGTTCGAGTCATCAAAGATTCTACAGAATCTAAAATATTTGGAAATTTAAAAGATGTTATTATAGTTCCACGAGCTTGAGTGGGATTCCATTCATATTGACCAATTTGCACGGGTTTGGTTAACTGTTGTTTCGCAAACCAATGTTCATCGGGCATATGTTGCTCAATTTCTGGAGGCAATTGCATAGAGACATCGTGTTTCGCTTGTTCTGAAATGATAGCTCGCTCTTCCATAAAGGTAGTATTCGCAGGCATTTCAGATTGTGGGGCTAAATTGTCGGTCATTTTTGATGGTAAACTTTCTGCAATTCTTTAATTTACACAGCACCTATAGGTTTGAATTAATCCATATAGGGCTGGACCAGTATGATTTATTTTACTTCGCTCATGCATTCTTAATAGAAGACGAAGTCTTACGATAGGTTGTTATACTGATACTTACAATCTAAAGGACTTAATATAAGTCAAAGTTTATAACGCATATTACTTTAAACAGAGCCAGAGATACAAATCTTGGTAGTAATCAAATAATTAAATTTGACAGAGCCAGAGATATTGATCTTGGTAGTAATTTAATATAATATCGCTATACGTTAAATAGAGAGACCACGCAATTAATGATTCAAACGTTGTGTGATCAAGTACTGCCATAATGCGCATCCTTTAAGAATAGGTGGACTTAATTTGCCAGCTATTCATATTGAGAACTAAGAACGAAACCTTAGAACCCAACAGGGTAGACACAGTACAGAAATACAAGAGACACAAACGTTATATAGGTATAACGTTGT